TAGTTTCAGGAACGAAACCGATATTAATTACTTTTGCTGTACCAGCTGATGTAAATTTTTGTTTGAACATATTAATCCCTCCTAGGGTTGTTATCCCAACATTACACAATAGCGATTTTAAATTAAAGATTTTAATTTTTAGCGAAATTCTTGAGGTATTCGTAATCTACGGGACTTAATGTCGAAGGTTAGATCCCGTAATCTACGGGACTTAATGTCGAAGGTTAGATCCTGCAAAGTATAACGGTATTACTGAAACGAAAAAAACAGCAACTTTCTTGCGGGAGAGTCACTGCTTTATCTAATAGATCTGAATTTTATGAAAACAACTTTAAATTAACAAATGATTGTGATTTTAGCAACTGTTATTTAGTATTTGTATGTTTTTGCTGTCATTGCTGTCACCACTGCTAACTGCTGTCACCTTTGCTGTCATTTATACGCATTTGCTGTCACACTTGCTGTCACAATAAAAAAGCCCCGATTAAGGGGCTTATGCAAAAACATCGTTTACTAATTAGTGTCTACTAGTTAGCTAATGTACTTTGCAATTTTATAATCCAAGCGTCGTTGAGGACCTTGGCTCCGAAAACAGTCTTGAAGCCTAGCGAACTTCTTTGCTTTAATGGATCGTCACCGTAACCAGGTTCCATAAATATATTTTCAACTATTCCTTCCTGCAACTTAGTTACACCGTATGCATTCTCACCGCAAATAAATGAGCTGTATGTTCCTGAGGATTCTTTGCCAACAGAAGAAAGTAACCAACGAGTGTTACCAACTTGCCCCCATTCTGCGTCGTGCGCCACACCACTATTAGAATAATTAGCAACATTGTTAAACTTGTCGCAAGCTTCTAGATCATTGATAAGATCAGTATGACCGAACGCCCAATATGAAGGACGAACAGGAGCAGTACCTTGACCGCTTCCAGCTTTAACGACTGGTGAAAAGAAGTTAGCATCAGCACTTTTTAGTATGCGAACAACACCCATAATATCTGAATAAGTCAACTCTGTAGGTGTTCCGCCGTTAACTCCTGCAACACAATTAGTAGAAGATAGAGTAGAGGCTAAAACATCACGAACGATTTCGTCCATAGTCTCACCCATCTGAGCTCCTAAAAGCTTACCTGTTTCATTCAAAACATTATCTTCAGTAGTATATTGCACCATATCAGTTATAACAGTATAAGCACCATATTGGCTTACAGTTAAAGTAATGTCAGTCTTGCTTAAAGCTTGTGCAGTCGGTGTAACACCTTCAACCAAAGGTGAAGTAGCTGTAGCAAACTTAGAATATCTTCTAAACTTGATCTGCTTGCTATTTTTTGATGGAATCGGACGCATTTGTGCCCCAACCATATGTATAAGTTTTGGTTCAGCGAACGCTAAAAGCATTCTATCATAGTAATTGCTTACGCCTGCATCAACTTCACTTGTTGTAGTAATACCCATTATTTAAATCTCCGTTTATCCCCCCGAAGCTCTCTTATTTGCTATAGCTCGAATATCCGCTAACGACATGTTTTTATATATGTTGTCTTTGCTTAGAGATCCCGCGCCACCGACTGAGCTAGCGCTAGACGGTTTCTTAAGATTCTCTTCAGCTTTTTTCGCATACTCATGTTGAGTAGATGATATTTGATCTTTATAATAATCTGCCGATGACTTACACGCTTCGTACGCAGACGCGAAAGGATCTTCAGAATTCATTACCGCACTTCTAACAGCTTCTGGAAGTTTTTTACCATATTTTGTTAATACTTCTTGAAAGTCAGAATATTTTGCTCTAGCTTTAAGTTCTAGCAATTGTTCTTTGTAGGATTTATCTTTTTCTGATAACGCCTTTTTAAGATCTTTTGCTGTTATTAGCTCATCATCATCAATATCATTTTGTTTTTGTTGCTGATTAGTGCTAATCTCTCTCAAGCTTTGTAGCTCTGATTGTAAAGCTCGGATAGTCTGGCTTTGCTCAGCCATAGACTCTCTTGCTTTATTCCAGTTTTTATCCTGTTGACTTTCTTGCTCAGCGTCGACCTGAACGTTTTCGACCGTTTCTTTTACTTCTTCATTGTCCATTTAACGTCCTTTGGTTTAAGTAGATGACGGCTCTACGTTACTCTTTATTTATTATAGCTAAACGCTATACAAATCTTTTTAATATAAATCTTGTTTAATTCGCAATACTATTATACACAAGCTTAGCTTCTTCTGTTCCGATAAGCGCATCTGGGACATTAGTATCTATAGGCAAAACCCATTCGCACTCTAATTTACCAATCGTTGTATCAACATAAAAGCACATCGAATTAATAAGTTTAGGCGGCTTTACATTGCTAATCTTTAGAGCTTGTCTAATCACACCTTTATTAAATACATCAAGCTTTGAAGTGATAAAGATATAGTACTTTTTGAGATTAGGTTTATCTATTTTAGTTTTTTCTATTGCTTTATGTATTGTGTCGGCTAATAAAGATTGAGCAAAAAATTCCCTAGTTTCCCCGATTTCTTGTGGCATTATAATCCCTCCTGAGGTTGCACTTGTTGTTGCTCTGGCTGAATATCAGTCGCTAAAGTTTCTTGCAAACTTCTATCTTGTTGCTCTTGTAAATACTGTGCGTTATCTTCAGCGTTTTGAGAGCCTATATTTTTAACAAAGTCCAACGCTTGTATTAATTGATCCTGTCTAAGTCCTTTAAGTTCTTCGTAAAGCTTTAGATTGTTTAGCTGTGCTTTAGAGATGTCCTCTTCGGCTGATGCCATCCTTTGATAAGCTAGTGCAGAGTTAGAAACTGCTTGTTTTCTGTCTTCTTCTGCAATTGATAGCTTATGTATTATCTCAGCGTTAGCAAGTCTTTTCTGTAATAAATCTTGCTCGTCTACTTTCTGTGCTTGCTGTTGTGCTTGCTGTTGCTCTTCTTCAAATGCTTCTAAAAGTTTGCCTTTATCAGATATAGGCATAGCATTTATGATTGCTTTATCTGGTATAGCTATTCCTATGTTTTTTGCCTCCAACAACTGCATATAAGCCAAATTCTTCTGATTATCCGTAATAGCAGTTTCTGATATTACTATATCATATTTAGCTACATCTTTATTAAAGGTAGGTGGATTGGTAGACATATCAAGCATTTCTTGAGGTATTTCTTTGTTAACTATTCGCATAGCTTTTTCTGGCGTGCAATTAGCTAACAACATTTTAACAATCTTCTTGCTTAAGATAGCTTGTGAAGTATTAAGATTATCAAATAACCCTTGAAGTGTTGTAATACTGTTATACGCTCGTTGCTTTGCTAATATTCCGCTAACTTGAGTGTTTCCTCCTTCCGCCGAACCCATCAGCTCTTCACTAACTCCAGCCAAACCCATCATCTGACTTTCTAAGTCAGATATCATAGATAACAATGACTGTGATACCTCGGAAACTTGCATCTTTTGTACGTCTGCGGGCTGTGAGTCTATAGAACGTTCTATCACTACGCCTTGCCCTGTACGATATAAGTCAGCAGGATTCTTCACGCTGCCTTCTCTTACCATCCAACCTGAATTAACTTGTGATTTAATGATGTCCGAGGCTTTAGAACGCATCATGTTGAACTCTTCCTGCGTATCGCGAAGTCCTCGCACTACTCCTTGAAGTTTGTAATTAAAATTATCATATTCTGGGGTATAATAACCAATAACAGGCACGAAAGGATAATCTCCAGTGCCGTACGGATCAACTTCGCTATAAACTAGTTCGTCTTCAAGAATAACATTTAGTCTTACTGTAGGTTCATGAATTGCTTTAGACTTGATAAACGGATATTCTCTCTTAAGCTCTTCTAATGCTTTTTTTGTTCCGTTCCATTTTTCAGACTGCCCGTTCCGCTGGTCAATTATTAAGTATTTCTTTACTGTTGTACGCTCCCAAAACTCATCATATCTTAACAATCCACAGTCTTCACCTCTTCTTGCGTAATTCATGTATTCAAATTTTCCATCATTACCATTGGGATTAGTGCTATCAATGAAGCTAGACATATTCGGTAATAGTGTTTTCGCTGTGTCTTTAGTTACGTATCTGCGTCTCATGATATAACCGCAATCTGATAAGTCTATTTTAGTAAAGTTTGGATCAAGAATAAATGAGTTATACGGGTCTCTTGTAATCTTTACTTCCCCATTAACTGGGTCTTGAGTGTAATCGCACCAAGTGCTGATTAGGTTAATTCCTGTTACTAAAGCGCCTTCAAATGCATTAGATAGCACATTATATCCTTCACTTTTATCCATTGTATATAGCAGTAGATCGGTAATAAAATCGGAACTTAGATGATCGTTATACTCCCTAGGTTGACATACAGATGACAGCCTATTTCTTTTCTGATAGCCTGATATCTGGTTTATTATTGTCCTGACTCTGTTGAATACATAAGAATTACGACCTTGCTGCGACAAGTATTTCTTATCTTGGTCGCTCCACTGATTGCCAGCCATAACGGAGATGTCTTTATACGCTTGCACGTAATAAGGGTTCCAACTTTCTGAAGCTTCTTTATATAGCTCATCATACAGCTTTACTTTGTCTTCACTTTTATTTCTCATTTAGACCCCTACATTTTTTCTTTAATGTAGTCTATGACGGAAAAAGTTACAAGTATTTATATATGCTTCCATATTTTTCTAGTTAAAACGTTAGCGACTGATGTCTTTCCGATGTTGTATTTAGTCATTAGTTCTTTTCTGCTCAATATTTTATTTTCTCTCATTTCTAAAACTTGTTCTTTAGTTAGCTTCGCATTTCCGTGCTTCTCACCAATAGCCTTATTGCCACGACCTTTATTTATACAATCTCTGTTATTCCATGCCTTAGTCTGACATGTAAGATTGCTTGGAGTGACATCCAATGGAACGTCATTTTTATGACATACACATAACCCTTCTGGGATAAGAGAAACATACATAGAATATATTAAACGATGGACTAAAACCATTTTTCCATCATGCTTAATAATACCATAACCTTGACCGTTCCTGTGACCACACCAAATCCATCTTCCATTAATAATATTAATATACTTCTTAATCCTAATTTTGATATCAACGCTGCAGACCTCTATAACACGCTGTACTCTAAAACAACCGCACGATTGTGTATGACCGTTTTTTAAGTCGCCACTAGTTACAACTGATAAAGCATTCCCACACTCACAAATACAGTTCCATGTTGCTTTTCTGTGCTTATTTCTACCAGCCCTGCTAACAACTGTTAATCTTCCGAATTTTTGACCTGTTAGGTCTATGAATTTTGACATATTAACTCCTTAGGTTAAACCTTGATAAAGAATAAGAGCAGACGTTCAAGGTAAACGCTTTTCAGCCGCTAAGCCTAGCTCTTGCCAAACATTATACTATATATTTATAATTAAATTCTATTGTAAAGCTGCTTTACAAGTGTTAAATAGTTAAAGATTTGATTTGCTGTTCTATATATTGCGCTAACGCTCCGCTTGAGTTCTCGCAGCTTTCTTTTAATGCATCTAATTTAGCTTTCGCTTTTGCTTTCTCTCTTGCGTATATGTCTTCTGCGCTTACGTCTGATTGTTTAAGTATGTTTTTCCCAAGCCAGATCGACATGCTAGCGTTCTCTTGCGCTAGATGAAATTGCTTTCTGCGTAGTGATTTCTTGCCGCCTGCCGACTTTTCAGCGAAATATTCCGAAAAACCAACTCCTTTTTCTTTTTTAAGTTTGTTATTAAGCGTGTCGTAATCAATCCCCAAAATACTGCAAATTTCTTCGCCCGTGCAGTGAATAAAACAGCATTCGTCTAAAGTTTCGTAATTTATTTTCTTCTCGGGTCTTCCGCCTAGATTTTTCTTCGCTGTCTTTTTCTTTGCTGTCTTTACTTTAACTTCTTCTTTCTTAACTGCTTTAGCCATAACCCAACCTTTTTTAACTCTCTTTTTTTACTGTTTTACTAGCTGAAGTTTTAAAATTCAATAATTTAATATATATGTTTTTTAGTTAACATTTAAAAAACTTAATTAAATATGTTGACACACATTGCACAATATGTTAATATAGTAAGTATTAAATAAAGCGAAAATGTCGGTTTATCGTCTAGAGATGAGAAACACAAAGAGTAAGTTTATTTAAACAAAACAAAACAAACAAAAAAAAAAGGTAAATAAGATGATATACACACAATTAACAAAAGAGCGCTTTATAGATGCAATGCAAAAAATACGTAAAGAACAATTAAGTTATGACGCATTAAGTGCAATATATGAATACATGGAAGACGTGAGCGAAGATGCAAACATTGAATTTGATCCGATAGAAATTTTTTGTACATATACAGAATACGAAAACGAAGAAGAAGCATTAAAAGATTTAAGATATGAAAATATAGACGAAATGGAAAGCTATAATTTTATATTGAGAACAGACAATAACTCAATAGTTTTAGCAGCTTAACAAAAACAGGGGGTTAACAGCCCTCTAATACAACAACAAGATTATATACCTATCTTTTTATATATGAAATCTATTACTTGAATAGAACTTTTAGCTACTTCTATTTTAATATTATACTGATCTTCTACTAAACATCTTTTTAGCTTGCCCGCCTCTAAATCCATGCCTTTTACTTCTAAAAGTTCTACAGTACCGTTTGCAAAGAATATCATAAAGTCAACACGGTGTTTT